TCTAGCGGCACCATAAAACTCATCTGCATACCGTAGTTGTTAGAACGGACGTATCCGTCAGCTTCGTACGGTATAGTGTCGTTGCCCATGTAAAACGGGCTAAACGTCATGGTAGCTCCGTTGCACGAACTGTTAGCACCAAATATCTGTCTACTTGGTGCACCGTTGTTCTGAAATTGCACTGCCTGGTTAGTCACGTTACCAGTTGCAGCGGCTACAGGGTTAGAAGTGTTTTGTACCTTAGGATCTTCTGCGTAAGCAGGTGTTACTGCGAGAAGATAGAGAGCGAGGTAGTGGTAGAAGTGGACTCGATTGTTTCTGTGATGTCGATCGTTTCTACAACGCCTGCGTCTCGTGTTGTGATCTCTAGAGACCAAGGAGCATCTGAGTCTTCTACAGAAAAGGTTGTTGCTGAACCAGCGATGTCTGCGCTGGGAGTTACGTTTGAACCACTCCATGAGTTGTAATCACCACCAAAGACTTCAGTCTCGATAGTACGTTCAATGTCAACCGTGGTGGTGGTTGTCGATTGCATTGACCCCTGGGTAAACTGCGGGGTAACAGTTTGAGCTGATGCAGGCGCAGCCAACAGCAGCAACAGAAGTAGCTTTTTCATTCCTTTTTTTCTCGTGTAATAGAAAAAGTTGCTAGAGTGCCGCTAAGAATTGATGCGACATACGTAGGATCCATTTTTTCCATCCAACCTGCGTAGCTAGCAGTTAGGAGTCCGGCGGACCAGACGAGGACGATGAACTTGATGAACCCTTCCGTTTTGTTATTCTTGTCCATGCTTGTTTAAGGATGGGCTTCATTACATTTACAGTCCACTTAAAGACTGCTGTTGCTGTAAGGGTGGCCGCAACAGACACGGTAGCTGTAGTACCAGCCGTGACAAGTATCTCGTTAGACGGTAGAGGCATGGTTACATCCGTAAATGGAATGTCTACCTCTCGTGTGTCTTGAGGAATATCCGGTAACTTGACCGGAGGAGGTTTAGGTTTTGGTTTTTCTTTGTCGGATTCTGTTGTTCCTTTGACTCCCGGAGGTGGCCGAAGGTCGCTAGGAGGCACCACAAGCGGCTTGTACGAGGGCAAATCCGCTCGTGGGACATCTAGTACCGGACGGGGTAGAAGAAGGGGCTCAGGGAGCCGCAGAGACGGTAGTACCGGCGGCTCTCCTAAGTCCATTACTTGTCACCAAACAAACCACGCTCCAAAACGTCAACAGCAGCGTCATCAACAGTGTTGTCAGACTTCTCTGCCAGTTTACGGAGCAGGTCAACAATAAGGCGCTTTACTTTGTCGCTACCAAGGAACGACATCAATACGGGGCGAATAAGGGCGATCATTGTAATAAAAGGATAGGGTTATTAGGACCAGGGCTTGCCAGATCCAACGGTAGGTGTAGCTTGTTCAGCAAGTTGTGCGTCAAGTGCGGCAACAACTTCTGCAACTTTTTCTTCGCCAAGGGCTGTTTTGACCCAGCCAACGACAGTCTCTTCAGTCAGGTCAGCGTAGGGAGTGACCACATCGCCTTCAAGACCAAGAGAACCATAAGCACCGGCAGAATACACTTCGTCATCAGAACGTGCATCAACGGTGTAGTGAACAGTATTAACGCGACCGTCAGCGAGAGTGCGGTCGAGGTTAGCAACTTTCCAAGTAATAGTAGACATAATTTGTAAACAATAAGAGTGGATTATTCGGCAGTTTCTAGGGCTGCAACTTTGGTTTCTAGTGTTTCAATACGAGCCATTGCTTCCTGAAGTGCCTTAACAGCTTTCATGTAGAGGACAGAATAATTGATGGATTTAAGAGATTCAAGTTGATTTCCATCAGCGTCTTGAACCGTTTCTCCTTCTGCAACGGCTGTTGTTTGAACCAATCCAGGAGAAACGCTTTCAGCCTCTTGTGCAATTAGACCAATTTGAGTGTGTGTCTCATGCCCAGTAGCTTCTCTAAAATTGTACTTACGAATTTGCAGAGATTTGATGTCGTTCCACTGCGAAGTGGCGTCAACAATGTTTTCTTTTAGACGTTGGTCTGAAAGGGATCCATAGGAATTGTTAGTGTTTTGAACATTTCCGTTGCTATAAACGATATAAGTTCTTGTGCCACCAGTGTTTTGGTTACGCCTGCCTTCGTAAAAATAGACGTTAGTACCGGATCCTTGTAAAGTTCCAGCTTGGAATATAGAACCGTCGCCGTAGGCATTAAATTCTCCTGTGTCGGTAATTCTTACCCTTTCCATTGTATCAGACCTGTTGTAGGCCGTGCACTTAATAAGAAGCCCCGATGGATGGTATTGCCCATCAGTCCAGGTTCCATCTACAAAACCTATAAGTTCTACCTGTGCTGGTCTAGTTTCAGTACCAAAACTAAGAACACCGTGAGTTGCTCCGTTTGCAGGAGTGGTTCTACCTTGCGTTAAAGCAATGCGTCCGCCGTTAGTTGTAAGGCTAGTGTCACCATTGACTTTTAGTAGTTGAGTTCCGGTGCTGTCTGTTGTTTGCAACAACAACCGCCCAGAGCTGTCGAGGCGCATCTGCTCGACGTTGTTGACCCTGAAAACAACAGGATGGTTAGATGCAGATCCAAAGTTTGCAACGCTATTGTCAGCAAAGGTATAAGCAATGACATCGTTGGTTGTGTCTTTGATCAATACGCAAGGATTGCTTGCGCCATTGATTTCAAGCAACTGGCCTGGCGAAGTAGTGCCGATGCCGACGCGACCCGAGCTGTCGATACGCATCCTCTCCACCTGCCCTGTGCCAAACTGCATAAACCCGTTAGGCTGGCTATATACGATATAGCCCTCATATTCCCCACCGCCGCTGGTAGCGTCTGAAAAATAAATTGAACCAGCATTGTCTGTTCCACTGCGGATTGTCAATCCACAGTTTCCAGAATCATTGATAGTTAAATTATCTGCATTGGCCTGACCTTCAGTCGTCGTGCCTAGAAGCAAGCGGCCTGAGCTGTCAATTCGCATCCGCTCTGTAGCGTTTGTTTGAAAGACCAATCGACCGCTTGATCCGCCAGAAGGTCCGGATTGAATGTATCCCGTGCTATCAGACTTAAAATAAAGCGAATAACCCGAAAGTTCAGTGATATTTGAGCCATCACTAACTGCTAATTTATCGCCAGGCGACGCTGTGCCAATACCAACGTTGCCCGAACTGTCGATACGCATCCGTTCAGAACCTTCAGTGTCAAAGGTGATATGACCGTCACTGCCCGTATCGACACACTCAACGTTGGTATTACCCTCTTCAATTTTGTCAGTATCAGCAGCAGTCCCGCTAGAAGCAGCGGTAATACGACCTTGAGCGTCAACAGTGATGCTCGATACCGTATAACTGCCAGCGGTAACAGACGTGTTGGCTAGTTTGTCAGCGGT